GATCAAAAGGGATTCCATTACGTTGAAGGTAACTATGAAAACCCATCGCTCCAAGACCAATCGCCCGTTCTCTATATGCACTATAAGCGGCTTTTGCAAAGCCTGTTTTATCTTCTTTAACATCCTTACTAAACTCCTCAAAGGTATCGTAAAAGTGCCACGCATGTTCTCCACCTGTAGCATTATCAATAAAGTGTTCTAATACATTATCAAGCATTATAATAAGATCACTGATGAATACATCGTCTTCTTTCCATTCATCAAAATACTCTAGGTTAACACTGGACAGACAACAAACTGCTGTACGATCTTCACTGGTGGGCAGTGTGATCTCAGAACATAAGTTACTCTGACGTACTTTAAGTCCTAAATTTTTCTGCTGTTCTGGCAGGGCCTCGTTGCAGCGGTCAAGATTAACAACGTATGGTTCACCTGTCTCTGCTCTTGTGTGTATTAGCTGCCACCATAAATCACGCGCTGGTAAAGTCTTTATCGCTTGCTTTGATTTAGGATCTATTAGCCTCCACTGCTCATCATTTTTTACAGCTTCTAAGAAGTCATCTGTTACTGTAATTCCGTTGTGTAGGTTAAGGCACTTACGATTAAGGTCACCGCCAGTAGTCTTCCGCATAGCGATGAACTCTTCAACTTCTGGATGAGTGATGTCCATGTATGCCGCATAAGAACCTCTTCTAGTTTTTCCTTGATTGAAAGCCAACATATAACTGTCAACTACGTGCATGAAAGGGATGCTACCAGTAGACTCACTGCCGCTAGAAGTTGAAACGCCATTACTTCTAACATCACCCCAATATCCACCCAAGCCTCCACCTCCACTTGCCAGCCATATGTTTTCATCATAGTGATCAGAGAGACCGCGCCTTGAATCAGGAACATAATTGAGAAAACAGCTAATAGGGAGGCCACGCGAGGTTCCCCCGTTGCTAAGTATAGGAGTGCTAAAACCGAACCAGCCCTTGCTTGCGTAACCATAAAGTCGCTGTGCAAGATTGAAGTCAGTATGCCCCTGATACGTTGCAACATAGACGGACGCTCTGGCGAAGGCTTCTTGTGCATGAGTTTCTCCGTCTACAAAGTATCTATCTTTTAAAGTTTCTAGTGAAAAAGTATCAAGAAGTTCTTCTCTATCATAGTCAATCTGAATCCCCAAGTAATCCTGTTTTCCAATCTTTAAGGTCATTTATATCGTCCTTTTCCTGTAACTGCTCTTTCCTGTACCCCTTAGTACGAGCTTTGTTTTTAGATTGTTTTCTTTTATGAAACCTAGCAGATCGTTCTGCTTTTCTATCGTAGCTGCTCACTGGGATGCTCCAACATATATCGTATCAGGCGCTCTTCATACCAACGCGCTTTCCGTAAATCTTCTATAGGCTTGCCTTTGTAGCGACACCGCCAGTTGTATTTAAGGGCATTACCCCTGAGATAACCAATGTACTCATCGTGCGTAAGCATACCATGGATAGCGTCAATACACTCCATGTTGCCGTTGTTGTAGTGTGCTGGACGGTTCACCATGTCCGGTTTGTTGTCCGGTTTATCTACCATTTCACGGGCATTTGCGGGTATATTGTCCGGTTTGTTGTCCGGTTTATCACCAAAGACAGGGTGATTATTATGTTGATCTTCTTGCTCAATTACATGATCTACCCAAGATTTCTTTTTATTAAGTTTATTCCACTCTTCTGGTGTTGCATCGTCAATACTCTTCATTGCATCTCCAAGTTAATCTTATCATTGCGTCTTCTAAACTCTTCAGTGTCCCTTGCAGCCTTATCAATCCAACTGTCAGGGATACTATCTTCACTAAACCACCTGAACCCGTTAGCTGTAGCCCACTCACCGTGTGATCTTTTAGTACCATCCTTACGACGCTTGGCTCCCGGCATAGGGGCTGATGGGTTAGCGAACAAGAATACCAGTTCAGTGTTCTTAGGTAAGATCTTTTTTACCCACACATACTTGTTATACTCTGCGAAGTCCCAGAATCTACCTTTAGATTCAAGAAGGATCTTCTTCCTGCCTATCTTTCTAACAAAGTCAGGCTCGTACTTATGCTCAATAACATATGGAACATAGTCTGTATGATGCTCCCAATCTTTTAAGATTGATTCATGTAAAACCATCTCCCAGATAGAGTCATACTTATTGCCGTCTTTTTTTACAAGCTTTGGACGAGGAACTTTAGATTTGCGCCAGCCGCTAGGCGCTTTTTTCTTAGTGCTAATGCCTCACCCCACGATCTTTTGTGTAGGACTCTAGATCACTCATAGTAATACTATCTATGTTCCTCCCCAAGCATACAAGTCTTTTAATAGATTTACGCACCCATTTAGGAGAATAGAAACTAAGCCACAGATGACCTCTGGCATTGAAATAATTTGTATCAGGAAGATACTGTTTGAAATTATTTATATTAACTTTATCGTGTTCAGACTCAGGGACTATAGTTTTTAGCCATTCAAATAAAATAATTTCTGATTTTCTTGAAATACGTTTACATATTTTAGCATTCATTAAGTGACCTCTGGTACTCTAGGCTGAGATTCAATGTGGGTTAGATATACAGGCCCTCTAGCATACTCAAAAATCCTTAGCCCTTGCCCATCGTTAGAGTCAGCATAACAATCAAGTTTGTAGGGGCAATAAGAACAGCCTTTAGGAAGCTTCATATTACCTGATTTGCCATCAGGTATCGGAGAGTAGCATCGTTCTGGTGGGGTATCAAGTGGTAAAACTGAACGTAAACTATCTATTGTAGAGCCTATGTGGGTTTTGTCAAGCTCTTCAGGTTGGAAAAAAGCTAATTCTCCTGTTTCTTTGTTAATAACAAGAAAGCCACCTTCAGTCGTACCCTCTGCTTCTTCGTACCCAGATAGCTGGGCTATGTAACCAAAGGGATCATCTTCTGGTAAAGTACCGTTAGAGAACTTTTGAAAGGCCCTGCCAGATGCAGTCTTTACATCCACTACCTCACCATCAATCTTGCAGTCCATATGTCCCGATATACCTTTAACCGATACTTCTTTTTGACAGTCTGTAACCTCATGTCCAGAAAGTTTAACCAAGAAAAGCAGTACTTCCTCTAGCAGGTGCCCGTACATAAACTTAATAAAGGTAGGGGGATCTATAGCCCCTCTATCACCATTTCCTGCTTTATTTTCGTACCAAAGTTGACGAGCAGGCTTCCCTATATTAGACATTCTTAAAGTAAATTTTTTATTCCTGTCTGGAACACTTCTCCATCCGTAAAAAATATCTTTAATATTTTCGCCTAGTTCTTCTATGGCTTCGTTAGTTATTTCTATACTTTTATTTTTACATAAAGGATCAAGTGTTTTGTATATGTCGTTAATTAAATTATTCAAAGAGTTCATGTTGTCTCGCATCAAAAACTTTAGGTGTTAAAACTATCTGGCATTTGCGTGTTTCGGGGTTGAATATTAAAAGATGTATGCCATTTTCTTTTTGATCTCTAGTTAAGGATTGGGCCTTTCTATATCTGTATTGTTTATCGCTTCTAAGCCAGCTTGATTTAACATCGAATTTAAAAATTTCATTATCTTTAATAGCCACTAGATCTACTTGACCCGTACATCCACAATTCTTAAAAACTTCATAGCCAGAATCCCAGAGCCAAGTTACTGCATAGTACTCAGCTATATCGCCCGTTCTACTAGAGTCTCTTCTTTGTTGATGCTTACCTGCTGACATCAGTGTGTCTCTGACCAGTTGTTTCCGACATTGTACTCCCCGTCTAGTGGGCATTTTAGGTTTAGTTCTATACCAGCTTCTATAATAGACTCAACACCTAGATTACCGACAGCATCAGATATATTTTGTCCAGCCTCAACTTGCCATTCATCATGCACGTTAGCTACAAACTCAGCAGGCAAGTCTTTTATTTTTTCATTAAAGATAACAAGGGCCTTCTTCATTACGATAGCACCGGCACTCTGAAGCAGGCTATTTAATGCAGCGTGTTTAGATCTAATAAAAATCTTTCGTCCATCAAGCCCTTTTAAGTAACCCTTTGCTGATGCTCTTTCAACTTTATCTGTAAGAGCTTTGAATGATGGTAAATTATCGAAGAAAGATTTTCTAAGTTTACCACCAAGCTGTTTACCTCCACCAGCCACGCTTCCAAGTTTTTCATTTCCTGCTCCGTATAGCAGTGCATAGATGAATGTCTTAGCCTGAGCTCTTGATTCAAGTCCCGCAGATTTTTGGTTAGCAGTGTGGACATCTCCGTTAACGATTTCATTGGTGTAATCCTCATCATCAAGATAGTGTGCAAGCATTCTCAACTCAAGACCACTGGCATCAATACCCACTAGTTTATGTTGTTTTGCAACAGTCCAACAAGATCTACAGGCAATACCATAGGGTGAGTTACTGCTAGGAACTTGTGCTAAGTTAGGACTATTGTGGGTCATACGCCCTGTAATAGTGCCATTACTATTTACGAATCCCTTTACTCTGTTGTTATGATCTGCGCTTTTAAGCCACGATTCTATTTGAGCAACTCTTTTTTGGTACATCAAGTAGTCAGCAATTAGTTTTGCTTCAGGAATATCTTTTACTTTTGAAAGTATTTTCTCGTCTACTTGTGGTTGTCCAGTGGGTGTGAAGACTTCAGGCTTCCATCCAAACTGTATTAGATATTCTCCTATTTGTTTTCGTGACCCTAATTTAAAATCTGTTACGTGAACCCTTGCAACTTTGTTACTAGTTTTCATTATTTCAAATTCATCTTCAGTAAGTCTTGTGTTCTTGCCAAAGTTTGTAGTTGCTGATTTAGATAGTGAATTATCTTTCTTATACTGGGGATAAAGCCAAACAGTTTCTTCTTTTGGTTTAAATCGTTCATGCACTTTAGTTTCTACATCATCCATCTTGCTGGATATTTCAGAAAGTAGTGAAGAAGCTTTTTCTACATCAAGAAGAAAACCTTTGTCACGCTGGGCGCAGATTATCTTATAAGTCTCCATCTCAATGTCCACGCATTCAGGAGAGAATCCTTTGCTTTCTTTCTTCAAGGCATCAAAGACTTTTTTGTTCAACCGTACATCTTGCATACAGTAGTCCATCATCTCTTGACTAAAGCTATCATAATCTTCAAACTCAATCTTAGGACAACCTAGCGCGTAGCCCCAACGCTCAAGACCATGATTACCTTCACGAACTGGGTTAAATAATCTTGACAATACCAATGTGTCCACGAGAATCTTGTCGGTCAGATCGACTCTTGCTAAGTTTTTAAGAACTGGCACATCAAAGCCTATGATGTTATGGCCTATCAGTTTATCGACAGAGGATAAAAGTTTATATCCTTCTTCAAGCTCACTGGGGCCATACTTGTACTCTTCACCAGTGTCAATATCTAATGCACATATACACCATATTTTAGTTGCAGGAATAGGGTCAGTTTCAATATCAAAAACTAGCCTTCTCAAAGTTCTATTTCCTCATTATCGTCCACAAATATTTCATTGAGTCTACCAGTATCCTTGTCGTAAAGCAAATGTCCTGCAAGCCCTACCTCGCCCGTGTATCTTGATTTCAATATGCGTATACGTGTTGTAGAGGCTTCAATAGGATCATCGGACTGTTGATTACGCTCAAGTGCAATCACACAGTCTC